AATCGTTATTGTTACCGCTTGTGTCATTACCAAAATCAGATGAATCTGCAAAATCTAGAAGGAAGCCGTTGGTTCCATAACCTGTCTCTTCCTCATAGAGAAATACTTGTGCAAAGTGCGTACTACCAGCACTAGTCGTTTGCTTGGCTCGATGATAACGGTAAGCTGTGGTGCTTGTCGGGGTAATTACTTTGGCCGCTTGGTCAGTAGTTGTGTCTGTAAAATCTCCTGTACCACCCCCAAGATCAACAACACTAGATGAAAAGTTATCTGTAGAACCTTCTAGGCTAATAGAAATTGTTCTTCCGGGGTTACTGTAGCCAAAATCACTCGACCCAAATGTAATCATTTGTGTAATCACTTTAGTGTTTCCTGATCCCCAATCAATGCCGCAATAACTTGTACCAGACCCAGCGGCACAAGCAGCAAACCCTTTAGTAGGATTACCATCAAAAGCAGCCGATAATCCACCAGCACCTGTCATATCTCCAATTAAAGTTTCACCACTAGCATCAATCCATGATGTAACAGTATCCCCTCCTGCATACTCTATCGGCCTCCACACACCGTTATCATCAAACTCCCCAAACGAGGTTGGGGTAAGCTGCGCTCCATCTACAAGATAAACTTGTGATAAATACCCATCCAATTCTTCAGTATCACTTTCATTAGCCCCAACAGTCTGACGAACAGTATTGCTGATTTCCAATAAATCAAATTGATCAGGATTTGTTTCGGTATCAAAGGCAGTGATCTCAACACCATTATGGTAAATTCTAAGCCTGTCTCCAGCCGTTGTATCGGTTGTATCCCATGCAAAAAGCAGATGCCCCCATGCTGCTGGATCACGGAAAACCTGAGTTGTAATATAGCTCACGCCACTTGAATCAATGAATGTCAGTTGATCACTTGCATTGAAAGTAATGTCATCTCCAGCACCAGCATTGTATAGCTGCTGAATAGAACCCAGATTACAGCGTTTATACCAGAGCGAGAGAGAACCTACCATACGGTTCCCAGCTACAGTTGGGGTTCGATACAGGCGTGGGCTGTCGTCATCGTTATAACGAACACTGTTATCGACAACAAACCCACCTGCACCTGCTGCTGCTGCTGCTCCTGCCATAAGTATAGCGTTATTAAACATAGTCTAACTATATTCCTTTGAAAGAATTGACTGTACTGCTGTAGATGTTCTTACAATATAATCTAGTCTGTCAACCGCCGCTGCGCTTGTAGAAAGAGTTGGAGCAGATGCTGCTGGAAATTCCCAGTTAGCACCGTAACTTAAAGTCCGACCTCCTGTTGCATCCTGTACAAGAAAAATACTTCCTACCTGACCGGGAACAGCATGATTTGGACTTTCAAGAGTTCTGTTTCCTGCCAACGTCAAAGAGAAGTTCTGTCCGTTTTGGAAACTTATAGATACACTTGTACCATCCGTTAAACTTACAATATCTGCAATGGCATTTTGTGCTATATGTACTTGTGCAAGCGGAGCAGCAACTCCAACTCCTATATTTCCCGTTACACCTAAACTTGAAACAGAAACGTGATCTCCAAATGTTGCAGAAGTTCCAACGAGACTGCCCCCGATACTTGTTATTCCTACAACAGCAAGAGTGTTAGCAGATACATGATTAGAGAAGGCAGCAGAAACTCCAACAAGACCACCTCCGATACTTGTTATCCCAACAACACCAAGAGTGTTAGCAGATACATGATTAGAAAAAGTAGCAGAAGTTCCAACAAGACTACCACCAATACTGGTAATCCCAACAATACCAAGAGTGTTAGCTGACACATGATTAGAGAAAGTAGCAGATACACCGGATAGCGCACCGCCTATGCTGGTTGCTCCTACAACTGCTAAAGTATTAGCAGATACGTGATTAGAGAAAGTAGCAGATACACCGGATAACGCACCGCTTATACTAGTTGCACCAACAACTGCTAAAGAACCAACTGATACGTGGTCGGTAAAAGCAGCAGAGACACCCGTAAGCGTACCTCCTACACTGACATCTATAAAGGCAGGACTTGCACTAACGTAAACAGCTTTGTCAGCCGGATAAGTAACAAAGACATCCTTTGTTCCGGCAGAAAATACTACAGCGGCATCACTGTTTGTGGAAGAAAGAACAGTTGTTCTGGCTAGAGTTGTTCCACTTGCAGTGTACGTTCCAATTCCTACTTCCCACTCATCAGCAGATTGGTGGACAATGGCATAATAAGTAGTATTGGTATTTCCAATAGCACTGAAAGCTTCAAAACCTGAAACGGCTCCCAACAGTGTAACGGTTCCGTTTCCAGTAGTCGTTGTCGTTTCTTTTACCCGATCTTTAATTACGAAAGCCATAGTATAAGACTGCCTTTCTTTTTAATTTAATCGGATAACAGCACTAGCACTTGTCGCAGAAGGTACAACCAGTTTAAACTCACCGTTTGTTGCCGATTTTTCACCACCGAAGTCATACACCGCAATAACACTTTTACTTGAATGAGTGTCGTTATATATGATACATCCATTGGCAGCAAAGGTTGCGTCTGCCCAGCTTACATCCGCAAAGTCTACAACTCCTGAAGAACTTACTTGTGTCACGGTTACACTGGCAAGTGTATTTCCACCTGTTGTGTATCCGTTACCGCTTGCCAGTTCTCCGCTGATACTTGTGTATGTATTCGGATCACCTGCTGAAACATTCTGAGAAGACGAAACCAACGCCACTTTAATAGTGTCGGTATTAAGATCGTGTTCTCCTAACATCACTGCCTGTTTGAATATATTGTTTACGCCTGTTGTAATTGCCATTGACTATAGTTCCTTTTATGTCGTTCCTGATACAAATTGAGCAAAGAAGTTTGGAATAGCTGTAGAATCAGCCGGGGTCCACGTACTGCTTACATACGGTAAAGCTGCTTCAGGTCTAGCATCTTTAAGTATAGCTCGTGCGCGAATACGGGGAGATTTGTTTTGCGGATGATTTTTAAGATTATAATTTCCGTCACTTTCACCCGGTCCAACAACAAACCCAGTTGACTCTTTTATCCGTTGTTCATACGGAAATCTGAATCCACTTTTATCACTTATAAACCATGCTCGTACCATACTATATTACACCCTTATGTGAATCTTAGGGAAGGCTTGACAAGAAGAGCAGCCCGTTCTTTATCTTCTGCCATAGCATTATTAAGAAGAGCTTCGTATTCTGTCTTTAAAGCAAGCATCCGTTCTGCTGAAATACCCATTCGTTTAAATCCTACATAGTAAGCAAGTCCCATAGATAAAGCAGGAAGAAATCTGTACGGAACATCAGCATCATCTATAGACTGATTAAAATCAAAGAACCGTCGTACTGTATGCATTCGGATAATATCAGTACTATTTTCAGGAGTAGGCCATACTAAGAGAGTTATATTATCTCTTCCCTTTATAGTAGCAAATTGAATAGCTCTCCCTGTTACGGTCTTATCAGGAATTTGAAGATACTCTTCCGCACTAATTCGTGTCATTGAAATATCAGCATTATCTCTACGGCTTACAGCTTCTGTTACAGCCATAACGCTATCTGCTAATTCGTACTGTTCTGTTCCTGAAGTAAGAGTTTGGTTAGTAAACCCCGTAGTCCAAAGAAGAATACCCCGATTCTGCCAATCACTTAATAAAAGATTAAGAGATCTTCGTGCAGTTATACCGTCATTACCTACAAAAGGAGGACCGCCTAGATGCTCGTAAGCTTCTGCTATGATCTCGTCAATGTCCAGATTAAAAGTTTGACTTGTAGAAACTGCCATTCTTATTCCATATCTGTAGTTGTGTCACCCCAATCAGGACGACAGTTACAATCATCACATTTACACATAACAGACTGCCCTTCGCTATCTTCAGAAGCAACAGAACACATCATATCACAGTGACAAGTATGTTCACAGTGGATACATGTACTACCCACCATTATTTAAGATCCTACTGTTTTAATACGATGAGATGCTTTATCAATGTAATTTGAAAAAGTCTTATCCATAATAAAAGGAAAGACACCGTGTATAAGCATAACAATACATATTCCAAATGAACGTATGCTTTCAAACCACGCAAACTTTAAGTGGGACATGTATTTTAAATGTACATCTTTAGGATGTGAAAAGTTAAACATGTACTTTATCCTAACAAGAATGTAGCAAAAGCACCGCTTGGAAGAGTTACATGTAGTTTATCTTTTACTCTTATTCCTAAATCGGGTACATAAACATCTGAACTACTGCTAACACCTAAAGTCTGTTGATAAATAATAGTTCCACTTGCTGTCCCATTACGCACCACCATATCTCCTTTTGCTGCTGCTGTTCCCCAGCTTACCCCTCTAATACGTGTAGGATAGTCTGTAGCAGTAGCTGTAGCAGATACGAAGACTGCATTAATAGCTGTACTCATTTCGTTAATCCCTTATGTGAATTACTTATACTCTATAATAAAAGAGGGATGCCGTTTTAACAAGCATCCC